CCACCCTTCATGTTGTATAGACTTTCGTAAATAGTTCTCGGGAATGCATTTGGTGCACTAGGTTGTGCAACAATGTCAACGGTAATGATTTCAAAATCCGAAACAGTACCGTCATCATTTACATTTCCAGAACCACGGGATGAGACACCCAACTTTGCACCCGACTGTAGCAATGTCTTTACAATGCTTCCCATCGGAGTTGGGACAATCTTCAACTTACCGTATCCGTCTGCACCTTCCATCCACATTTCTGTGATAAGGTGACTTACGCGATCAAGGTTAATCGAAAGCTCTTCCGGATGGTCGAGCTCTCCCATAACTGATTGACCGCCGCTTAACTTTTCAGTGATAGAATTAACAGCTCGTGCAATTTCACGGACAGGGTAGACGCGTTGATTTTGATTTCTGACGTCGCCCTGAATAAAGATCCCCTTCATGCAGAGATCCTTACCGCCTGTTCTCTTGTTATCTTCTTCCACAAGGACGCAGTGCGCCTTGTCAAATGATAGATATTCGTAGAGTTTATTTGCCATTGCCATCATTTATCCTTAAGAAGGCTTCTTGGTTAGTGGGGACTTGTTGAAACCTTCGCCTGCAGCCTTACCGCCGGTCCACTTTGCAGTGGTATCAGCCTTAACGCCATTCTTCTTAGGTTGTACATTTACGTTGTCAGATGGAGTGTCATCTTTTGCAGAGTCTCCATTCCACTTACCGTATTCACCACCAGTGCCGCCGTTACCGCCGATCTTGGTTGGCTTTCCGCCGTAGTCCTTGCGTGGAGGAATGCTGGTATAAGGTGACTTATCATTCTCTGCGCCAAGTGGAGTATTCTTACCTGTTCCGACCAACTTTGCTGTTCCCTTTTGACCAGTATCAGCAACCTTGTTCAAGAACTTGGTTTCTTCGTCCATCTTCTTTTCGCCCTTAGTCTTAAGTTCGCCCTTCTTGGCTTCCTTAGCTTTCTCAAGCTTTTCTTTCTTTTGTTTTTCGAACATAGTTGCGACAACTTCGCCGACTACCTTTTCTTCGCCGTCTCCGCCGAAGTCTGGCATTCCGCCCATTCCGTCATCACCGCCCATTTCGTCGCCAGCTGGTTCCACATCTGGATCCATACCAGCTAAGTCAGCGTGTTGTGGTTCTTGCATTTCTTCGCCCATTAGTGCATCAAATTCTGCACGTAGCTCAGCAAGTTGTGTTTCGAGGTCTTCTACACGTTCTTCTGTAGAACCTTCACCCATACCGCCTTCTTCGCCTTCTTCTCCGTCGTCGTCGCCTTCTGAGTCTGCATCAAATTCGGCACCTTCGCCGCCTTCTTCGCCACCGGCTTCGCCGTCGTTCTGTTCATCGCCATCAATTTCTTCTTCGTCCGAAGAGATTTCGTCTGTGAAGTCCTTATTAGGCTCACCACCGACTTCTTCACCTTCATTAACTTCGTCTTTGTCTTCTTCCATATCATCTTCTTCTTCGACGATATTTTCATAGATTACACGAGCTTTTTCAACGATAATTTGATGGAGTAATTCAGCTGCACGGTCAGAGTCTTCTGATAGCAGAAGATCCAGTACCTTTTCAAGCTTTTGTTGTTGTGACATGCCCAATCTCTCCTTGGTTTGTTAAATTCAAAATTCCCAGCAAAACTGGTATTCTAAGGTATTTAACATAGATAAGAGATTAGTACGTAGATATGGCCATAAAAGAGCCAGTTTTTGAGATTGCACTCAGGTAAGTGTATTTAGCCCCGATCGCTCGGAGATAAAAAACTACTTTATAGACCTGGTACACCGCCACCCATGCCGCCGGCAGCTTCAGGAGCCGCACCGTACATGTCAGGCAGGAAATTAAGATGCTGAGCTTTTTCATACTTCTCAGCATCTCTAGATTTTCTTAATTTTTGTAGGTGATGAAGTGTAAGGCGTGGACGACGAGTATCATCCATTTTTGCCTTACCTAATTCATCATCCTGTGGATCGTAGAATTCTACGAGAAGATCGCGTGCTTTCATAATATGTATTTATCACTGACCGAAGTTATCTACTTCGGCATCAGTTGCTCCATCTGCACCCTCACCACCAAGAATATCTGTATCATCTTCTTCGCCGCCCATTCCGTCAATACCGGAACTTGTAATACCAACGTCAGACAATCCACCTGCAGCTGAACCGCCACCCATTGCAGGTTCCGGAGCGAATGTCTTAGTAAGCCTGCTCTTCTCTTCTTTCCACATGCGTTCATTCTTAGTTAATTGTTCTTGTGTCCATCCTAAATATGTTTCTAGAATAAAACGCTTCGAAATAAACGGAACATCAAGTAATGCAGTGAAAGTATTGATACGAGCTGAATCAAGTTCAAGCTGGCGATATTCAGAGAATGATTGCGCCGGGGTAAACTTAATTTCAAACAAACTGTTATCAATTGTTACGCCACGATGCTTTAAGAATAACTTAAATTCCAAATCAAGAGGTTCAATTACTTGTTCTTGATAACGAGTTACAACCTTTGCAAATCTAAATTCTTGAATAAAGGCTGTACCTACACGACCATCATTAACTGCTGCTGTACCATCTTCCGGACCTGTTGGCAAATACGAACTAGGAACACCAAGAGCGCGAAGCATTTTGTTATTGAAATAACGCAAGTCATCAATATCGCCAAGATTTTCACCGCCTGGCAAAACTTCAACTTTAGATCCGCGACCTTCGCTTGTAACAGCAAAGAAATAATCTTCCAAAATAGACATAGGATTATATGTTGAGTCAACCACATTAGCGCCGCCACCAGTTCTACTTGGAATACGTTTTTGTTGCACTTCATAACGAACTCGCTCCAGATATTGCTGGGCCTTGTTAGGCGGCATTGTACCAACGTCGATGAAGAAAACACGACGCTCTGGCGCACGGTGGACGCGATAAATTAAGATCGCGTCTTCTAATAATTCTTTCTGCTTGTAAACCTTGTAAATCTGTTCTAGGATACTTAGTCCAAAGGGCCAAGATTGACTCATGCCATCAGTTAATGACATTTGCACGATGTGCTCTGCGTCAACTGCGACCGCACCACCGTCTTGATAATTTGATGTTCCTGCTCCGCCATAGCCACCGGAAACATAATTCATGTTACCTTGCATTGGTGGGGAGAAAACAATACTATTAGCACCAAATGCTTCATTTGATTGCTTGTTAAGCTGGTTGGTTGCAACTAAGCTCTTCATATTAAGATCGATGTCCTTAATGAAGTAACTTTCGATCTTCTTGCCATCGCTTTCGTTTACAATTACTTTTTCAACCTTAGCTGGGTCAACCCAATAAAGCTTGAATGATTCTGGATCACGAATAAAGAATTGGTCACCATAAACAAGTACAGAGCGGAACATTCTCCAAAGGCGCTTGTTGATCTTATTCAATCTGCACCATTGTCCTAATGTCTTTTCTAGAATTTGTACTTCAGATGGGGTAGGTTCGTCGTTGAATTGCAATACTAAAGGAAGTTTTGTAACTTCATCCGGTTCTGTACCAAAGTCTGCAAGGGTGTCTAACGCCGCACTAATTTCATGGTCGTAATTCATTTGATCATAAACAGAATATCTCTGTAAACGATCCGGAGGTCCGGAATAAACTTCGGGAAGCCAATTACTATACTTCGATGTCGAAGCATATGCGGAGGTACTATCAACTGCTCTTTGAGCAACAGGTAAGACCGAATTAACGGGCTTAAAGAACTTTTTCCAGGTCATGTATGTACTCTTGTATATTTAAGGATATCTTTATTAACAGATACCAGACTGTTAGTACTCTGCACCAACTGTTCTAATAAAGACGTTTGGTAGCCTAACATGTTATTTATATCGGACCCCGATGTCGGCTTCTCTATCCCGGATCCGTTTGGCTTTAATGGCTCCTTAACTTGAGCTTCTGGTTTGCTATCAGAAGCTGGCGTAGTCGAAACTTGTGACGGACTATTCAGTGTAGACGGTTTAGGTGTCGATGTTTGTGCAGTCGGTGGCGGTGTTGGTGTCGGCAAGGATACTGCACTTGGTGCCGGTGACGACGGCGAAGTATTGCTATTTACACCCGGAATCCACGAGAATAGACTCTTGATAGAACCTATTACTGAATTAAAGATATCAGCAATCCATTGTTGTCTAGTAACAAAGATATTGAATATATCTTTAATCGCAGTCCACAGACCGGTACCAACCGATGCAATACCATCAATGATAAAGTTTAAGGGAGTCAACATTATAGAAAACGCATTCTTAACCCAATCCGGGATCAATCCCGAAATTGTCTTCACCGAATCAGATATAAATCCGGCGATGCTCTTTGCTGCATCGACTACCCACTGACCTGCTGACCATAATCCTTTACCGATCCACACCGCAGAGGCAACAATATCATCAAATGTATTAAAGATTGTATCAAATATACCGTCCATAAAATCATTAAAGACATCAAATTTTGAAAGAACATTATATAATTCCGTACCAATTGAGTATCCAATTTCAAATGCAGTATATAGTAATCCTACCACTCCGAGTAATCTTCCGAGAAATGGTACAATTTTTGATACATACTGAAACATTTGCTTAAACGATAAAGCAGTTGTGGCAACAACAATACCTACACCAA